CAATCTTAACTAATGTTTCAGGTTGAAATTGACCACAGATAATTTGTGCTTTAAGTTTAAGAATGTTAGAAGCATAGAAAGCTACACCGTCTTGGTATTCTTTTAAACGTAGTGATGCGAATTGGCTTTTGATTTGAGCTGATGTTGCAGTCTCAATTACATTAGATTGGCCACGAATAATATCAGATATACCAGTAATATCGTAGATTTCTTGCTTAAGCTGTGCCATAGCTTCATAAGCATTTTTAAGAGCCATAGCGATAGGTGTGATATCAACAATGTCAATCGCACCTCTAAGACCTTGTTTCTCAGAAAACGCAGGCCAATTCTTAACTGGGATAAGAGTATTGTTTTCACCTTCTGTAAATAAGCGTTGTAATGTTGGTTCTGATGCGTCATATACACCACGAACTTTTAATGCGTCTATAAGGCCAGAAATGCGTGTAGAGAGTACATCTAAAGCATTAGCTTGATCTTGATAGAGTGTAAAATCTGGAATAGGTACTAATGTTTCATTAGTAATAGTTGCGTATAACGGTTTAGGGCAAGGGAAAAATTCTTCTAACTGTAAAGGATCATCTCTTTCATCTAAGATTTGATTGAGTGACTTAGAGATCCATAATACTTTCTTAGTTTCACGATCCCATAGCTCAATGACTAAGCCTTTTTTACCAATACCATCTGAATCTTTATATTTTTGGTCATCTGGTGATGAGTCTAATGGTACTTTGTTACCTAATTCTTCACCGAATCTGTCTACTAAAGCCTTGCGGGTTAAATAAACCTTACGCCATACTCTGTTTACTTCATCCCATGTTCTAGCTGGCTCATGTCCAAAGTCTTTCCAATGTACATAGTCTACCGGTGCTGCTTCTGAATCTAAATATTCTGCTGATTCTTCTGATTCTTCATTTTGTTCGGAAACACCGTAGTCTTGTGATTCAATCTTAGGCTCATAACGAACCCATGCTGATCCACGACCACCTAAAAATCTGTCAAATACAGATGATTCTAAACAATGTTTAAGATCACCGTAATGAGTAATCTCAAATTCCATAGCTCTTTCAAGAATCATGGATGCGACTCTACCTACTGGATCATTGTCTTTAAATCTGCGTGATACATCCGCCTTAGGCATACGAGAAAATGTAGCAGCTTTTAGTGTGCTTACATTAGCCCATAGCATGTTATAGCGTGATTGCATGGAATTAACTTGACGTTCATCCCTGTATCTACGCAATATTTTATCTGTGCGGCTTGACCATTTGGCAAACTCTTTGTCATACTGCGTAACAGTATTGAGATATAACTCTACTTTAGTCATGCTTATGCAAATACCACAGTAGCACTAAGAGTACCACCTACAACAATGTAGATGCCAGCAGTTGTACCTACAGGCATTGGATACCAAGTGCCTGCTGATACTGAAACTGTGTCAATTACTTTAGCTGTTGTTGTAGTAGTTGCACTATCATAAACTGTGATTGTGCCTGAAGATGATGATGAAACAAATATGCCTAGTAAACTAGCACCAAATGGTGATACGTTACCTGTTGCTGCTATTAATTTATAACCACCTACGTTTTGATTTGTGCCTGCCATTTTATATCCTTTTACCTTGTGTTTTAGGGGCTGATTCCCATAATTCGTTTAATGTTACTTTCGTTTGGCCTACATGTAATCCTCTAGGCTTATCGTCTTTCTTCTCTATCTTAGCTTCTTCTTGCCAACATACGGCCAGATATCTCCAAGAATCACTAGCATGAGATGTCCAGTCGTGTTTAGGTTTATCTTTGAATATCTTGCGATCCTCATCCCACTCACGTTGATATTGCTTTAGAGCTTCTATACCGTCTGCACAGTTTTCTTTATCAATCCATACTCTCGGAAACATAAGTCTTGCAGCTTGTATACCATCCATAATAGATAGGTTAGTTACTATGCGCATATTCTTAAATTCAAAATGAGTAGCTAACTGTTCTACAATAGATTTACCACCGGATGCTAAAGTCTTTGCTCTAGCGTCATGCGGTAGATGATGTAATCCAAACTTATAAGGTTTGGTAAGCACTTGCGCAGCATAGTGAGCTATTTCCTTACCACTTGAAGCGTAATAGTCAATAACATGGACTTCACCATGAATGACTTGATAGAACCATATAGCTGTATCATCACTATATCCTAGATCCCATACTGTGTGTACAGGCACTTCTTTATCATATTTAACTTCTGTGATTCTGTTTTCTTGTTCGGCTTGGTATAACTCTCTACCCCATATTGCACCAGGTATAGCAGCGTCAAAATCACATTCCATCTCTTGTCGCCAAGCATCTTCAGTCATCTCTCTTTTGAGAGAATCATATTCGCTAGGCAGAAGTATATTACTTTGTGATGCTGTGATCTTGAGTGCCAACCATTCGCTACTTGTAGTAGCCCTGTTATACACTTCCCAGAATTGGTTGCGACCTTTAGGTGTGCCAATAATAATAGCTTTACCTTGTCTATCGGCTAACGCTGGGCGTATAACGTAATTCCATACTGACGGTTTCCAGTCACCATACTCATCTGCTATGATGCAATCAAAAAACAAACCTCGTAATGTGTCTGAGTTATCTGCACCAAATAATTGTATTCTTGCACCGTTAGCAAAGTCTATTCGCATTTCAGACTCGTTAATGGTAGTACCTCGTATTACTCGTGTGAAGTATTTAAAGTAATCCCATGCAACTGATTTAGCTTGACGGTAGAATGGAGCAATATATGCACCTCTAAAGTCAGACCTATGTGTAGTCATGGCATCTCGTATAAGATGATTAACACAAGCTACTGTTTTACCTGCTCTACGGTGTGCTACTACTACAGCCCATCTTTTATCACTATTGTGTAATGGTGTAAATGCTTCCCTAGCTAGATAGGGTATTTCTACTTCTTCCATGTGTAGGTAACTTCACCACTATGCTCTGTGTTCTGATCTATCTGTTGTGTTGGCTTGCCTTCTAATCTATCACCAATTTCTTTTAGTGCTGATATATCACCTGCTAATGCCTTTTCTACTAGAGCATGAGCTAATAAGTTTATGTTCTCACCTTGAGTAATAGCTTTTCTTACGGCATCACTCCATATTTTGTTCTTAGCGGCATTTTTATTACCTACAGGTGCGCCACCTTTATTCTCGGTTGATTCAACCTTTAAGTCTTTGTTTTCATTCATTTTGCACTAATAATCAGGGTAGCCTGATTCCTCGTAATTTATTTTAAATAATTCTTTACTTTTTATTTATTTATATATAGTATTTGTTTGTTGTTGTTTTATATTCTTTAAACCCTAAAAGGATCAAATATGTCACCCAGCGAACTTAAATATCAACACGAACTACACAATCCAAATAGTTTCTTTTTTTCTAAAGATACTATGAAATTCTTTGGTGATACCATGAAAAATTATGGTGTCAAATCTAACGGTGATTATTATGAATTATATAGAAAGAAACCTGTAAATGGTAACTTAACTAATAGTCATTATTTTCACAAACAAACTTATGTCCAATCAACATCTTTATGATTGAGCAGTTTATTATTGCAGTAAGTGAGTTAATTGCATTATGGCTTATACAGTCTAAAGATATTAAGTATAGAAAATATGCTTGTATCTTTGGGCTGATTGGCCAACCATTCTGGTTTTATTCTTCTTATGTTGCCCACCAATGGGGAACATTTATATTATGTTTCTTTTTTACTGCTGCTTGGTGTAAAAGCCTATATACCGATTGGCTTACTTAACTATACCTTCTAGCCATGACCATTCAGGTAATAAACCTGCTTTTTGTTCTGCGTATTGAGTCATGCCTGGACTAGCTTGTTTATTTAACTGTCCTAAAGGCCCAAAGTTTACCCAAGAGTTTTGTCCTCTTGTTTCTGATGTTAGTGCAGGTATAGCTTCAGGTGTAAACATTCTTCTGTGTGCTTGATAAGCATTTTCTTCACCGGCAGCTCTAAACCCTACTCCATGTTTAGCATGGCCCATGACATCATGTACAGCTCTAAATACATCATTAGCTAATACAGGTTTGCCATTCCATGTTTCACCTATAGGTTGTAGCAATGGGTTTTCTGCTAATGCTTTATTAGCTCTAGTACCACCAAAACCACTTTCAGTAGGATATACTGATAAATGTTTATTAGTTACTATGTCGTTAATTGCATTGCGTGGATTACCGTATATATCTTTTCCACCTGGCATAAAGTCAAACTTATATCCAGCTTTTTTTAATGCTTCGTATTGCTTCATGGTTTGATCTGTTAATGCTTCGTATGATTTTTTAACCATTGGATTACCTGGCTCATTTTTCATTAACTCAAAAGCATAAGCTAATCTTTTAGCTCTTTCTGGATCAACTGCTGCATAAGCTGATTGTTCTGTATATGGTATACCCATATCAGCAGCGTGTTGTTTAGCTATATCTACTAATCTTTGATCTGTACCAAACTTTTCTAATTTACCGCCACCCATATTAACTAATTCTGGTAGGCCTTGTAATGTTTTACCTACATATTTGCTAGGTGCTAATACGCCTGCCAGTATAGGAGCTGCTTTGCCTGCACCTACCAATGCTGCCTTACCTATTCCTGTGCCTATAAGATCATCAGGTGATAGAAATGGTGCTTCTAGTCCTGGCTCTGGCTGAGCTAAGTCTGGATATGCTTTACCTAATGGCGTGCCTTGTATTGCTGAAGGGCTTTCCTTAGCAAATAAACTAGCTAATGTATC